TAGGGTATAATCACCAGGGATGTTTGAGTCAACTTGTGGATTTGCGCCGATTCCGACAATATCCATACCTTCATGAATTGTAAATGAAATGTTGGGTGCAGATATGTATCTTCTCACTGGTGTGGGTTGTCCTATACTTCTTGGAGCAACTAAAAAGGCTTGTACTCTCATATTGATACTACATTTTACTAATCTTTCATCTTCAGTAAAGTCATCAAAATTAACATCTGGAGTTAATGACCCTTCTACAAACCCAGTAAAAAAATATCCTTTAGCTGTATCTAATCTAAAAGATGGTACATTATTGTTAGTGTACCCACCCATTAATATAGTTAGCATACTATTCATCTGCTGAGTGTATTGACACCAAAATGTTATTTCATAATTTGCCATGTAATGTTTTACGGGGGGTATCTCAAATATCTCAAAAATGTTATATGATGCGTTTGACGCGATTAATGGACTAGAAGTGCCGACAGAATCGATACCTTTCTTTAATATCTTTGTCCCGTCTTCAGACGCACCGTCTGGAGTAGATAAGCTAGGAGCCACCGGTAATTCATCGCTGTTTTTTATCCCTTGCTTATTGACGATGTTTTGAAACTCGGCATCTTCAGGCGCCAGCTTCCTCTTTATAACCAGCGGTACATTCTCGCCTATGCCTTGATTTTGCTCTACACCGGTTCTCATAATTGATATTAAGGGTAGTATTAACGCAGAAGAAGAATCTCTCAATGGTTTTTTTCTAGCCAGCAAAGCAAAACGTTCACCGGTTGCAAAAATTACAGGAACCTTAATAGGTTTTTTATTATTTTTAACAGTAAAATTTAAATCTTTTTCGAATAAGTTAAAAATAGATCTATCAACATCCTCTATTGTACATGAGGGAATATCCGCGCCGGATACTTGCTCTCCTTCTTGGTATCCCAAATCAGTCTTGCCGCCGGCGCCTTTTTTTGCTTTATATCTAGTTGTCATAATCATCACCATAGAAAGAAGAGCCTACATTTGATTCGTCACCTCTTGCTGATACTTCTACGGGCTTTTCTTCAGTTAAGTCTATTTTCCCTTGTTCAATTAGCGCGCGCTTATCAGCGGTTTCACCTTCCCTATTAACCGACTTGCCTCTTTGCTGTACAAACGTCTTTTGTATTGCATCAGAAGTAGTGTCAGATTCGTCTGTTGGACCGTGAAACTTAAAGTCTATTTGACCTTTACGAGCCTGCTTACAGGCTAATTTTATACCAGTCTTATACTCAACCTGCCCGAAGATCAATGAAGTAAAAATTGCGCTAGTTATTTCAAAAAACACATTACCGTAACTCAAGTAGTCACCCTCTTTTGCTTCAAGATTTCTATCAAGTAAATCTCGGTAATGTATATATGCTTGGATCGTTTTAAACGTTTCAGATCCAAATTTATTCGTTCTTACGTCAGAAGGGTCCCAGTCAACACGAGCCTCAATCTCAACTGGTGGATCAAAAACCTTAGTCATCGCCTCTTCATAGACTTCATGAATGTCTGTTAAGTCTGCCCTTATCTTATAATAAAATATCTTTTGACCAATTACGTCTTTATTAATTTCTTTTGTTAAATCAGAAATAAAGTCTATTTCTCTTGGTGTTATAAAAAGTCTAGCCACTGTGTTATCCCATCACTATTGCTTTGCCCAGTGGAATAGGAACCGACCTTAATACTGTCTTTATTGCCTCTGCTGATTCTGCTTCTGCTTTTAATAGGTTACCATAAGACAACGTATCGAGTAGCTCGACCATCTTATCTCTTAGATTATTTTGATCTTCCCTTCCTTGAGAAACTAGATCACTACCGTTGAGTGTTAAATCTCCATCTGGTATTGGAACGCTAGAGAACTTAGATCTTATTAGTCCTAAAAGCTCTTTTGAAAGGGCCGCGGCATACTGGCGACACCATTGCTTACCTATTTCATTTATTTTTGAATACCTGAGTTGACCAAAAGGGACATTCGATAAATTAGAAACGCCGTAAATCGTACCATCTTCGACATGCGGATTTAATGGATCTGGATTGAACATAACCTTAACATAGAGCTTTTTCCCATTAGAGACGTCAGTCGGTATTGGAAAGATACGTAAATTGCCGCCGACTAATTGCCACGATGTATTTGATCTTCTTACCCTGTTACTAATATCCATTTGGCCGGCACGTAATATATCTTCGAATACCGGCAAAACATAAAAAACAGTTTCCGGAGTAAAAGACTCGAACGAAAACTCATTATTTAAATAGTTTATTGCTGATGTTGTATCAAAAAAGCGATATGCAGCTTGAGGGGAGAAGTGCATTACTTCCATTATCTTCATTTTTGTTCTAGGAGAGTTGAGGCTGCTACTGACTAATAGGCTTCCATCAGAATGTTTTAGCTCTTCATAAATATCGTAGTCTTGGCGGCCTTTCTCTAGATCAATAGAACCAGATATCACCTTATATGATCCACCAACGCCGGCTTCGCCAGCGTAGGGTTCGGCTGCGCGTAAAGCAAACTCAAGATTTTGTCTTGGATGGAGCTCTTCAGCACCCTTAAGTGACCCAGTGGGTATACCTAATAAGTTGGTCAGCTGCGATTTTCCGTGGGCTTCTAGAACAATTCTGCCATATTCTAGAAATGACTCCTCAAAGCACGCCCATATTTGTTTTTTGGTTAGTTCGACACTAAGAATGTCGTCGCCCAATTTTCTTTTGACAAAAGTGACCATCGCATCGGCTTCGCGAATATAAGTCTGGTCTTCGTCAAAAAAACCGAAGGGCGTTGGCCTAAATGTATTAGAAAATGAAGACATATCTCACTCCTAATCTAAATATGGAATAGGAGTGAGAATATCTTTGAGATGTGAAGAAACTTGAATTAATTAATTAGCTCAATTTCACTTTATAATTGTATACTCGATGTAAGCATGAACTTTTCCGATTGCGGCGGCAACACCAGCACCTTGAGCAAACCTTGCATATAAGGTCCTTGCTGCTGCGGAGTGTAACGGAGCTGCATCTTTAAAATCAGCGAAAGCTGCACCAGATGCATCGGCTTCAACGTGATTTACTACCGACATTGAAGCGCCGGCTGCAATAGTTGAATTTGCATCTGCAACTACAGCTGCAGCTACGAGCTGAGCGCCACCTGCAGCAGTGCCTAAATCAACTGTCATCGTTCCGTCATCGCCGGCTCCGCCAACAGCACTAGTAACAACGAACCCAAAATCTGTCACTAATGCTCCAGCTGGCATTGCGAAAGTAATGTCAGTATTACCTACTGCAACTGGAAGTGAGGTTTCTGAAGAAACAGAGACAGCCCTCATACCCTTTGACTGAACGTCAATACCTGAGCCTGTTGACTGAACTAGACCTTTACTATCTGTAATTTGAATCTTTGGCATTTTCTATTTCTCCCTTACTTTACGATGATGTATTCAATGTAAGCATGAACCTTACCGATTGCAGCAGCGACACCAACCTTTTGCTCGAATCTTGCAATGAGAGTTCTTGCTGCTGCAGCGTGAAGAGTCGCAGCGTCCTTAAAATCAGCGAAAGCTGCACCAGATGCATCGGCTTCTACGGCATTTAAGACTGACATTGATGCGCCAGCTGCGATTACTGAGTTGCCATCTGCAACTACGGCCGCGGCGAGTAGTTGCGCTCCACCAGCTGTGGTTCCTAAGTCAACGTCCATTGTTCCGCCGCCTACGCCGCCACCGACTGCGCTTGTTACAACAAATCCGAAATCTGTTACGAGTGCTCCGGCTGGCATTGCTAGAGAAATGTCGGTAGTGCCGACTGCAACTGGAATAGAAGTTTCTGCAGAGACTATAACACCTCTTGCACCGGTTGACTGAATGTCAATTCCTGAACCTGTTGATTGAACAAGTCCCTTGCTATCTGTAATTTGTATCTTTGGCATGATCTTTCTCCTTTTTTGTCTGCAAGATTCCGCATCGCTGGCAGGGTCAGCTGATCAAATATAATGCGGGCCTACTAATAATTATAGAGAAAGATTGAATTTACAAAAAAATTAACTTCTTGTGATACCATTTTTTACAAAGTTTGAATAAACCCTTGTGGTGGGGAAGCCTTGTGCCCAATCAAGGACAGCATTCCTTAGCTGTATATCCTTGTTACCTGATTCGAGCTTTGTCGTGGACAGCGACTTTTTAAGAATAGCGACTTCGCTTTTTAAAGCTGCAACAGCTTTCTTAAGAGCCTCAATGTCTGTTGGTGATACTGTACCGTTTACAACTGGTTTTGCCTTTTTAATAGCTGGTTTAGTCGACGCTTTTTTCACTATAGCCATTATTATCTCCTTTTAACCTACACAACATGAATAATAACAATTAGTTACTAGTCGTTTAATAATCCGGCATTTCTTAGCCAGCGATCAAGAAGTAAATCATCTTTAGTTTTTTTAGAGCGAACCGATTCGTCTTTGATCGTAACTTTCTCTGTTGGGTTAGTGCCACCTCCGAAGAGATCACCGGCCCATGGTACTTTGCCGTGCTTCGAAGCCCCACGTATCTTTGGGGGTTTAATATTTTGAAGATAATCTGTTAATTTATCTTTTGTCACTCCCGAAAAGCCCATTTTTTCAAAAGCAGCGATTACTTTACCTTTCTCTTCGTCAGATAAATCAGAGGGTATGCCGCCGCCGACCTTATCAACAGCTTCATCATCTAAATCTGCCTGCTTTGCTGCATATTTCTCCATGCCCTTGAGAGATCTTGCGCCCGTCTTTGGTCCACTTGCCTCGTCTTCACATCCCTCGATATCAAGATGTCCTGTTCCAGAACCAAGTGGTTCACAAATTACGTTGCCAATAGGGCGACCATTCACCTTCACACCTTCCGGATCAAATGGTTCAGGAGGATAGTATAAATGGATCTGATCAAATCCTGCAGTCTCCATGGCCTCAATAGCTGCGCCTTTACTGGTGATCGTCCCGTTCTTATCAACTTCTGGGCCAGCCGCGAAAATACGATCTACCTCAGATTGAGCAACACGGCGGCCGCCGGTGGATGCTCGATGTAAATTAGCTATGCGAGTGCGTTCGGCGGGCTGGTGGATGTAGACGCCTATAATCTTAAGACCCGCAAAATCAGCGCCGCCTTTCATTTGACCCAGAGCTGCAATCCTTCCAGTGTCGGCAGTGGATTCACCGGCCTGGTCCGCTAAGTAAACGGTCGCATAAGGAGTACCGGGTATCTCTTTTGTACTGCCCATCAACTTTTTAAGCTCTTTCTTAATATCGCTCATGTATCGACCTGCGGCCGCGGCCCTGATTCCCAGAGTCGGAGATCCATCATTCGGACCCATCATCTCATTCGTCTTATCGCCTAGACCACCGATGGCCTTTGAAAACCCACGAGCTTGAGTAAAGAAAGCAGACGTATTTGGAAATCCAGCAAATTCTTCTGCGCCGCCGGCACCTCTGACTTTTTCGAAAGCTGGCTTGCTTATAATTGACTTTAGTTCAAACTTCTTGCCTTTCTCGTTCACATGAAAGTAATCATCGATAATGGAATCAAAATCTTCGCCGGCGTCGACTCTCTTTTCTAATTCTTTAAAGACGGCTGGAGCCAGTTCTTTCCCTGTAATACTGGTCATGGCTTTGTCTTCTTCTTGGAACTGTTTTGTTCCCTCATCGCCTAACTGATCTAGATATTCCTCAAAATCCTTATCGGCATTTGCTCCTATGAAATCGCCAATCGAAGCCTTCGCAGCACCTTTGCCGGCGGCAGGGGGACCATAAAGAACGACTAATGTGATCGGTTTTGCATCTGCTGCCTGGACCTGTTGTGCCAATGCGATATCGGCTTCTTCTAGAATATGGTATAGCGCACGTTTACGTGATACCTTTGCTTTCTTATTAACTTTTATATTATAAAGTGCTTTTAAAGATTTCATAAATCTCCTGGTCTAGAATATCCAATAATAAATATCACTAAATTAACAAAAAGTAAAAAAAAAGGGTGGTCAAAAAGACCACCCTTTTAATTTAGAGTTTATTCTACTCTGTTAGATAACGCTCATGTCCAAACATGTAACAGTACCATAAAAGTCAGAACGAACCATCTTCTTGCCGTAGCGAGTCATAACACCCTTACGTGGGGTGAAGTCCTCAGGCGCGAAGATTGTTGGTGTGACAATCAACGGTACGTATGGAGCATAAACATAACCAGTCTCTAAGTAACTGCTTCCCTTGAACCCAACAAGAATCTTGTTGCGTGGAAAGTAGGGATCCTTATAAACCGTAAAACGGCTTGAAAGAGTACCAACCTTTTCAGCACCAAGAGTCATTGGACTAGCAACCTGGCCATCACTATCGAGGCTCAGAGACGGCTTATAAAGCACGGAAGCTTCCAGGATGGTGGAAACCTCAGGGCTAACAACAATAAAGTTACCAGCGCCACGGAGCGTCTTTCGGTGAATCTCATTAGAAACATCAATAATAGTTTCAATGAGAGTCTCATACCACTCACGAACTGTACCAGTGAAAGCCGGTCCAGGACGAAGTGAAGTCGCACGAGAAATCGCAACGCCAGTACGCTTATTAACAAAGTTACCGGGTGAGCGGCTCCAATGAAAGTTAGCTGCGCCGGCCTGCATGAGAAGATCACCAAGGATTTCTCTGTCGATTTCGAGAGCAACCTGCTCAGAAAGAATCTGAGTAAGCTCGACCTCAGCATCAAGGCTGTGATAAGCATTCAAATCCTGCGCGAGCTCTGGGGACCATTTGGCCTTGAGCTTACGTGTCTGAGCAACGACTGAGACGGACTCAATCTTGATGTCAATTTCTGGAATACCAGAACCATCGTTGCCGGAGCCGTCAGAGACAGCAAAAGCTGACTCAAAAGCAGGTGAAACGATTGTTGACATATCATCTGAATTAGTATCGGCAGTCTGTACGTAAGACCAGCCCCAGTGCTGAGAAGCACCGTCACCAAAGTCGGCAACGTCAATTGCAGCGGCATCGACACCAGCCTGAAGTACCACTAAAACATGAGTGGCATCAGCAGCACTAGCAAAATTAGGTGTTGTATCAGCCTGAATCTCTGCAAGGGTACCCTTGACCAAACGATTCAAACGACGGACATTGATAATACCATCACCACCCTGAATCGAAGTAGAGGCTTCGACGAAAGAGGCGTTGCTGGCGGCCGTATCTAAAAAGAGACTAACCTCTTTTACAAGACCTTTGTCAACATCGGTTCCAAGTACAGATAATGGAAGACAAGCCAAGACAAAGTTTCCGGTCTCGCCGGCTCCGTCAATAAGACCCTGAATTTGAGGATCATGGCTAAACCATGCACCGTCTGTGCTTGCAAGCCTACGAGTACCCACGACGTCAGCGTCTACCATTTGGCGACCTGGCGTAAAGAGTACGGTAGCCGCAAGAGCATTGGCTGATCCGGCTGAATTGAGCTGACTCACCTTCTTATGCTTACGCGAGTAACCAGAACCAGCAAGATCATACTGACCACCAACTGCAGTGGCAGGACCATTCTTACCTGGGTTAACTGGCTGGCCGTAAATTGAATTCGCGGATCCGTCGTAGTTATTCTGACCAGCATCACCGTCGCCACCAACAGATGAACCGTATGTATAATCCAGATAGAAGAGCAGACCAGAAGGAAGGCTCATTGGCTGGATTGAAACGAGCTCATTGGCAATCAATGAACCGAATACGCGGCGAACAATTGGAAATGCAATGTTCGTAAAACCGCGAACGTCCGATGAGGAACCACCTGCAAGAGCAGATGCCTCACGAAGGGCCTGGCCTGCCTGGTTTTCCAGGAGGGTAGCCATATTTTCACGATTGGTAGCTTCCAATCCGCGAAGGAGACCGGTACGTCCCCATTTTTCTAATAGTCGACGATTACCCTGGCCAACATTACGTGCCTTGATACCTTCTGTCAACGTATCTAATGAAAAACTCATTTTATTTTTCTCCTATATATTTCATTAAGTTAGTTGTTTATCTCTTGATGCCAGCCAATGTTGCCCATCGTGATGCCACTGTGTCCTCATTAAGAGAGGCGGAGCCTCTACGAGTTGACTTGCTGGCGGATGACAATAATCTTCGGCGATCGTTTGACTCATTAAGACTAGATTTCTTAACGAGAGATTTAGCGAGTCCCTGATAAAGGAACTTGGCTTCACGAATGGTCTTGGCATTATCAAGAGCCTCGACAATGGCACGCTGTTGCTTTTGTGTCACACTACGATTTTGCATCAGTTTATTCACATATAAAAGCTTGGCGTTAAATAAATTCATTTCTACGAGCTGCTTTTGCAGCTTCTTATTTTCTGTCTGTAATTTGGTAGCACTTCGCTGTGAGCGACGAGCAGCAAAACTTCGACGGCGGGATTCGACCTGGGGAGCTGGTGCATCGCCAAGCTCATCGGCAAGAGCATTGATAAGATCATCTTCGTCAACGTCGACAAACATGTCTCCCTCGGGATCGCCTCCACCAAAGTTATCTAAAACTCCAGCATCAACTCCCTCGGATTCACGGAGTCTACGAAGACGTCGAATTTCACGGCGGAGAATGCTTTCGTCGATTTCGTAAACTTCATCAACTTCACTCGCCTCCTCTTCTTCATCCTCATCGGCTTCGCCTAAGTGGATTTCTCCAAGGTCAATTTCCTCTTCTTCATCCTCTTCGCCCTCTTCTTCCTCAGCTGCTTCTTCACCACCGACTTCTATGTCTAGGCCAAGAGCGGCACCGAGGTCTTCGAGCGCAGATGAAGCCGCATCAACGTCGACATCGTCGCCGCCTTCTGCTTCCATGTCTTCCATGTCTTCTTCTTCTTCTCTCATTTCTTCCATTTCATCCATTCCTTCGTCACTCATCTCATCAATTTCGAAAAGTCGGCGAAAGATGGCACTGCTTCTTCTAGTCATTTTCTTAATCTCCTTTATCATGTCTTTATAAGAAGTAGTTAATTCGTCGTTTGCTCCCTCTCTAAGGAGCAGCCTCTTAATCAACAAAGCCTCAGAAAGCAATTCCTGATAAGCTTTTTTTACCAGAGTTCGTTGCGTCTCATTTAGCTTATTGAACTGGAGGCCTTGAAGCATAGCATCCATCCTTTTCGCCTGGCGTCTTACAGAATTACAATTTTCCGGAAGATTTACTTTACCTGACAGTATGGTTGAATGAGTATTTTTCCTCAAACCGCGGCTCCGACCGCGACCTTCAGCAACGGAAATATTAACATCTCCCTGGGCATTTACTGTTACGGATGTATTTTCGACATCATCATCAATGTCGAACACCTCGTCTTCCAGTGCAGGGGGTTCCAATAATTCATCTTCAGGGAGAGGTGTTAAATCAATATCTATCTCTCCCCCGGTGGTGTCGTTATCTGGCATTTCATCAGATTCTTCATCAGTCATCATTGCGATATCGAGACCAGACACTTCATCATCAATGAGCTCATCTTGTTCGCCCATTATTTGTGCCTCTATCAAAGCTTTAATTCGAGGCGCTACGGCCTCAATAATCTTATTTTTGGCATTTTGTTCCGCCATTTCTTTAAGCTGCTTTGCTTCGGCAATTGCTTGTTCATATAGATTACTTGTCATAACACCACCTATGGTCTAAATGGTAAATATCGATCAAAATATTAAATTTACCATTTCTCAATTATTTTATTTAAAAAAAATGAAATTATTCATCTTCCAGCATTTTCCTAATTACCATCCTGACACGTTTCAAAGGTAATTCTTCGTCCTCATTATCGATATCAGAATAATAAATATCACGGTCCGGTCCTAAAGAAACATGCGGATGGCTAAATCCTATAGTACTACCCGTCTGCTGTAAACTTCCAGGTGAATAAGCTTTAGGTGTGTTCGTACCCCCACCGGCCTGCATTCTTTTTTTATAAAGACCGGGCATCGGTGACATGCTAGTCCCGGTAACGCTATCAGACAGTTTTGAATTGCCTGCAGCGTAGTAAAAAGGATCAGTACCCTTCATCGCCAAATAATCACTAGCCAAATAACCGCCGATTACTTTTCTTAACTTATCTTGAAGCTCTATTGGGATATCTGCTACATCTTCATCTTTATAGTCATCATCCTCCCTATAGGGGAACGAATTAACCGCCTGACGATCTTTATGGAATCTAGGATTTAATTGGCCATATCCAAGTCCCGCCCGATCATCCGGGCGGGATCCAGGAGCATAGTTGCCGAATGAGGCAGGTTGGGTCATCTTTTAACTGCCGATGCCTATACCCAGTTTATAGTCTCCTAAGGTGTGACGAGCTTGTCGCTCGGATGTACCTTTCGGATTTTCGAGGGCGCCGACGCCGACGAAGGGGGTTGAAGATGGTGTCTGGCCAAATCCCTCAGGAGGATCAGCTTGATCACTTGGATCAGCAGAACCCTCACCCGGTGAAACAGGGTTTGGTACATATGCGCTGGCTGGTAAGCCACCGCCACCGGTAATAACTTCTTCCATATTCGGAGCATCCGAATATTCTAGATCGAAAGTACCGAATGTGTGACCGGCGTCATTTATTTTTCCATCAAGAACAAGAGCTTGATATTGAGCCCTTATTTCTTCATCTTTCATCTCGAAAGTTGGGCAACCGGGAAAGGCGGCCTTTATTGTCTTGTCATCTCTAGCACCAAGTGAGCGTGAGCTTGGTTCGCCCTTAATTTCGACAATATTTTGTCTATGGGTTGGCATTTTTTCTCCTTATTTAGAAAGTTTTCTTAACAGAACTTTTTTACCCTCTAAAATTCTTTTCAATCTTCTACGAGTTTTGGCTTCTTGAATCTTTAAAGCCTTAAGGTGATCTAAATCCTTTGTTAGAGTTGACGCGAGGTCACCAGCTTCGGTTTCTTCCGCATCAACCTTCTCAGAATCTGTTTTACCTTGCTCTAAAGTCTCAAGGACAGAGCTTCTTTCCTCTTGAATCATTTTTCTAAGAACTCTAGGAGTTAACTTAATTGACTTTTTCATAACTTGCTCCAAATAAAAATAGTTTTATAATATTACTTATGCGGCCCGGGCAGTTTCTTTTCAGAAAATGCTAAACTAGCCCAATTACCAGCGACTTCACCGAAGATATCTTCTGGATCATTTTGATCTACAACTTGAGAAATATTGTCACCACCGACGCGTCGAGGATTTCTTTCAGCGCTGGCCTGCTCTTGTAACGTTGTCCTAGCAGTATCGGCAAAAATAGACTGCATTAAAGGATCATCGGTAATACCCTTAACAGTTTCTGGAATCATCTCTTTTTTAGCAGGCTGTCGTTTTTTTGTTATTACTTTTTTTCTAGGTATAGGCTGTCTGGACATAGGCTGCTTGAGTTCTTGGATCTGATTGCTTGTGCTAATTAAGCCTTCACTTAAAATTTCTACCAAGCATTCTTTAACTAAGCTTTTTAATATAGTTCTACTTACTTTAGCCATTACGCACCTAATATCCCAGCTAAACCAGTGATATCTGGAAAATCTGCAGCGCTTACATTAGTAAGGCCAGCTAAAACATTTACCTCGGCGGTGCATGTAATCCAAATTGATTTACATTTAATCTCTATCCTTGGAGACATTGTACCATTTGGGATTGTTATGTATTGACTATTTCCATTTCCAGTACCAGAAAAAGCTAATTTCACAGCCGCTCCGACTGCAGTAATAACGATATACCTAGATACAAAAGGAAAATCTACCTGAGCATTAACTGCCGATGCTAGCTCTTGTAACCAAGGAATAGAGCTTTGTTGATATTCTGAAGCATGATTATGATGTGGGTTGGCGTGATCTAAAGGCATTATTCTTCTCCCCAGGATAGAATATCATTAAAAACTCTATCAATCCTATCAGACTTGTTAAAGAATGTATTTAATTCTGCTTCGTTTATTTCCTTACCCTCATTCATCATAAAAGCACCTGGGGTAGATGGCTCAGAAACAAAATCCCAGCAAATCAATTGAAAATCGTCTTGTACAACCTGGTGGTCGCCACTTCTTTTTGTTGATCCAACACCTCGAGACGAAATACCCAAAGTTACACCTGACTCTACAAGACTCTGGAGTATCTTACCAGCGGGAGTGTCTAATAACTCTACTATACCGTAAACAATATCATTCTCTAAATAAGCTTCTCGGACAATGTGCGATACATTTTTAAGCTCTACAACACTGCTGTCTGGATGATCGCATTCACCTAAAGCACGATTTTCTTGTATAAATTTTTGATAATTTCTTATCTCTCTTTCCAGAATTGGCTTTGGATATACTCTACCATTTTGGTTTAGCGTGCCGGCCTTCTGTAGCACACCCCTTAAAATAACTTTACCGTCATTCTCGAGTCTAGATTCACTCACCATATTAGACGAATATTCAAATTGAGACCAGTTCGTTAGTAGCTTTCTACTCATCTTTAACTCCTTAACTCATTGCTTAATTTCATAATTGTTAAATAATGAGAAACAATTTCATCATTAATATTTTCAGTTGGAAGATTTTCAATTTTTTCTTTGACAAGATTAATTTTAGATCTAACAACCTCACTTTCACAAGAAACAGAATATGTCTTTAACTCATTTAAACAACCAGCTTTTCTATCTTCAAAAATTTTAGAAACTTCGTCTTTTTGATCTATTGAGAAGACGTAATCTTGTAATAAGCTAGCTTGTTCAGGTAATAGCTCTTTTGTAAATGCTTCATTAAACTTCTTGGTCATAATATTAACAGTCAAGTTATTAACGTCCTGTGTTTTTAATTCCTCTATGTTCGGTACTTTCTTATCTTGGATTAACCAATTGTGAAGCTTAGCTTCATATATCGCTTGAGAATCTATATCGGACTCACTTGACCGCCAACTCTCTAACAATCTTTGAATTGTCGCTAATGTCTTATAGTTAGAAACCCTTTGTGAATAGAATTTCGAATCATTAAACGCATAATTTATTTCATGAATTAAAGAAGACTTTTCTTTATAAAGTTTTTCTGCATTAAATGTTTTAGCAGCGTGCTTTGCTTCGCCTATGATCCTAGTTGCCAAACTCTCAGATGGCATAGTCGTGCTATGTAAAGCGTTAAAAAGACGGTACTCTTTGTACAGTTCAGTACCTGACTTAAAATATTTGTTGGTTATCTTTAAAACCTTGGTAGATTTTTCTTGATCATTCTCTACTAGGGCAGCTGAGGCGTATCGCACCAACTGCTCAAAGATTATACCTACGTTTCGTTTCTTGTTATGGCTTTTTGGCATCATATCCCCTTCGTCAAATTTAACTCGAACCTTCATCATGATCAGGTTCATTAGCGTTGCTTAACTCGTTTAAAACTAATTTTTTATTACTAAGTAATCCAGATTTATCGATATTTCTTAAAATATTTAAAATATCAGAAGACATCACAGGTCCTGTGGACGCTTTTTTGTCTAAATCTCTCTCAAATGCCTCAAAAGATGTTGCTTTTTTTGAACCATAAGGTTGTCTCATAGAGTCTTGTGATCTCTTATTCATCGTCATATTTCCGAAATTTGGCATATGACTAGATGCAGCGGTCTTTTTATTTTTTCGCTGCTTTATCTCATCACCCCAAGCATTTTTCATTTTAGCTTGTGCTTTTAAGGGGGCGTCGAGATCATCAAGTGACAATAACAAGTCGTCGTCATCGTCGTCGTCATCAGAGACTTCGTCTATTTCGTTAAAGTTATATAATTCTTTTGATGATGGATCAATTGGCATACTGGTCATTAATTTAGCATCATCGCCCTGATCTACGGCGAACAAGCCACCTTCTTCGTCACCTTCGTCATCAGAAGCTTCATCTCCGCCCTCTGCGCCAGAGGCCTCGAGCGCAGCATCATCTTGCTTATCTTTCTTAAGACCCTCAAAGATTCCACCAATTTCATCTTCGGTAAGGCCAAGAACATTTTTTCTAATCCATCCTCGATCAAGCATACCTTCTGGAACCTTACCAGCTATATCAAATCGGGTACTGATTAGCTCTAGCTTTTGAAGTTGCGCAACAGAAGAAGGGTTGGAAAGTCGTAATTCAAAATCTAAAAGCTCTTCACCGTCATATCCATGTGAGTATAAATGGACCATCGCCAACTTGTTAAGCTCGGAAATAACAGTCTTTTGTATTCTTTGAATAGTTCTAGAAAACCTTATATCTTCCTGAGCAAGTGTTGCTTTCGCACCAATATCTTCATCATATCCTAAATATGCTTTTGGTATCTTTATGGCGGCAAAAAGCTTTTTCTGAATATATTCTACATCCTCTATCGCAGTGGCATTTGTGCCACCGGCCAATGTATCAATCCTCGTTCCGCTATCACCCCCCCGAACAGGAATGTAATAGTCTTCATCGACAGCCATTGGGTTATATCTCAGATCAGTTTGACCAGAATGACTGCTCGCTACGACGCTCTTTTTTAATGCAACCTTCGCTTGCTCAACGTAATTTGAAACATCTTCTGGTGGAACGTTACCGACATCGATATAGAATACTCGACGCTCTGGGGCTCGAATGATTCTGTACACCAACATTGCATCTTCAATTAATATTAATTGACGCCAGATTCTACGGGCAGATTCTAAAACAGAAGTGCCATATGGCAAAAAGGCATCATTAGCTAATAATCGAAAATGGCTAACTTGCCAGTTTTCTAATATGGCATTCCCTTGAGTTATCCAGCGAAATCTAACAGCTGCTGGATTGTCGGGATCAAACCCTTCCTCTCGCTCAATCTCAGTTATTGGTATTGGGTATGCATTAATGACGCCATACTCTGGGTGCACGTCGTTAAATAGAAAGAAGTCACCATACTTGACTAAGTTTCTAACCCACATAACAAGATTAAATTCGACGTTTATTGTATCATGAAACAACGTACTTAACAATTCCTGCTTTTGCGAATCATCAGAGTATATATGTAGCACCCGATTATGTTCATCAGGGGAAACAGTTTCTTCAGCGTAGATATCTAGGGCCGACGCTAGCTCCGGAGTTGCCTCCATTTCGCTAAAGTCGCTATACCTAGCCATACGATCAAAAGAACCATAGGCGCTGAGAGTGGAATTGTATATATCACTATGCGCACGCTTAAAAAGTTGTGCTGCAGTTGATTTTGAACCCCCGGTATCAACGGTCTTTATTTTTCTCTTAACAACAGGACCTGTTCTAAACAATCTTGTTAGTTTTTGAAATAGATTTTTTTCTTTTTCTGCCATATTTTTTACTCTATGCTATAATATTAGAATTATTGCTTTCTTTAAAATTTAAATTAACCACTTAAACTCAGTGTCTATGCTTCCAGATAGAAATCGAGACACTTTATCATAAGGAACAGCCCCTGAATTATTTAAAACACTTCTTAAATATTCATTTCCAAAAGAAGATCCCAAAGAACCAGCATATGAATTGGACGATGAACCAAATCCGGCTAGCATTGCCTTGTTTACGTCTGCCGAACTTTTTCCATGAAAACTTGACGTATCATATAACCATATACCGATCGCTAAAGATATTACGAGATCATCATTTTTGCCTCTCATCGCCTGGGGTTTTTTGCCATTCCAGACGAAGGTCTTAACCTCTTCATAAAATCTTGAAGAATATATCTTGATCTGTTTATTTCTTAATACTTCTTCTAACTTTGTTAAAATCTTTGATCTTGATGGACCCTGCGTGGAGAAACCAGCCTTAGAAATAGGACCATCTCCATAAAGCGCAGAAATTCTATCTTTTTCTTTCTCAAAATATACATCTTGACATTTTAGCTCTTTTAATTTCATTAAAACAGCGTATCCGTATGTATTACTTTCCGGACATAGCATTGCGCTATTATAACGTTTACTAGCCTCCATTAAAATAATCGCAAATTGATCCGGGGGGGTCTTACACTTAAATTCGCAAACCACCTCTGATTCGTTTGTATCTATAACATGAAATGTAGAAAAATCGGCTCCATCGCCTCGTGCGACATCAGCGCTAATTATATATTTGTTCCCCGGTATAGAATACTTCCAGACCCACACAGCGTTTTGGGGTCCCCATCGCTCAACAGGATTCTTAATTGATATCATAAGAAACTCAATATCTTTTTGAGTAATAAAAGTCTCACCCGATGATTGGAAGTCACATAATAACTCTTGCGCTATCTGGCGCTTGGTCATATTTTTAGTTTCTTTATTAAACCACTCATCACCACGCTCTGGATGGACGTCCCAAGTCAGCTTTATCGCATTAAAATCGTTATCGCCACATTCAGCCTGAGTATATATATCATAATATTGCCCACCGACACCATTCGGTGTTGATAAAACGATCGCCCTACCGCCAGTTGACAATGTTGGATATAGGCCCATCCAGAGATCATCAAAGTTTCTTACGAAAGCTGCCTCATCTACGATTAACAGCGATAACGCCTCGGAGCGACCAGCATCTTCTGACGTTGGTACTGCTTTTACAATAGAGCCATTAGAAAACTCTAAAGACTGCTTGTTATTAGAGACAATTTCTGGCATTAGAAGCCATGAAGGAAGTGAACGGATAGCAAATTTAACTTTTCTAATAAAGTTTTGAGCAACAGCTAGTTTAGTTGCAATAACTAAGACATTTTTATCTTTATAAAAAATAGTTAACCAAACCGCATAAGCTGCAACTAGGGTAGAAAGCCCCAACTGTCTACTCTTGACAATCACATTAAAGCGATGATCATTAAATTGTCCCACACAGTCATCCTGGAACTCGTAAGTGTTAAATGGTAGAGTGCCTTTAGTTGCATGCTGAATTTTTACGTACTTATTAAAAAAATAAACCGGATTCTTTCCGCATTTAACTATTTCTTTAACTTGCCGTTGTTTGGTGGAAGGTGGCATTCACCCAACCTTTAGATGGACATTCATCCGATAATAAGCTAGCTTTCTGGGGGAGTGGGCAGCGACGCTTATAAGCTCGACTGAATCATCTCGTGAGTCTTCAGTAACTTTAATAGAGCGTTCGGCCTTTGCCTTGAATTCTTGCTTCATTTGCTTTAAAGCGTCGGCGAGTACATCATTCGCTTCTTTTTCAAATTGAGACTTTTGCTTTTGCATTGATTCTTCACTTGCGAATTGAATAATTGCAATGTACTTTAAGACCAAACTATCGCCGTGAAGACTTGAGGTTACCTTCATGGTATCGCTAGAGTACCCAAATGTATGATTAAACACTTGGCCTAAGATATTTATTTCTTCTGAATTTAACATTTCTTTCTCCTAAAAGAATTTGTACATAGGTTTAAATTGTACGCTTTTTTGTAATAACCAACCTTTTATTTCTTCTTTGCTTGGATTCCAGCTGTCACCTTTTAAATTTCTATTCGGCTCCAGAAAAGAAACAAAGCAATCCTTGCAGCCGCCTTTGTTATAAGCACATACTGCGTCTTCCAGCGTTTGTAATACATCACCACAAGTATTACAAAAAGCCGGTATAGACTTTTTTCTTTCGTTTATATAAATATCAATAAAATTACTCATAAACAACTAAAGAGTTTTTACCTTTACTTCTAATATCTAAAACGTTGTCAACAACATCC